GATTGAACCGCTTGTATCGCCTGAAACAACAATTGAACTCATATTCTTTCCTTAAAGGACAACCCAGCGTGAGCCGCTGGAAACAGTAACCACCGCACCGCCTGATAGCGTTATCGGGCCTGCGGATGAGCCTGAGAACCCAGCCGCAATGGTGTAGCTGGTAGCCACTGTTTGGCTGTTTACCACAATCCCGTTGGATGCAACAGGAACCCTTGCTTTAAATTCCCCGGTGCTTGGCTTGTACAGCAGGAACGCATTGCCCGTGAATAGCGTTGATGCCGTCCCAGTTGTGGCGTTTGCAAACAGCGGGAAAACATCGGTTGCCGTAGCTGTGTCGTTGCTTAGAGCCGCACCACCCACAGATGCCCATGCAGTGCCGTTGTAGCCTTCAAACTCCGTTGTGGTGGTGTTAAAGCGGAGCATTCCACTTGCCGCAGTTGGCCGCTGACCAGTGGTTCCCTTGCTGATGATCAACGCACCCGTGGATGAAAATGTTGAGTCTAGGGTCGCTGTCAATGCGCCTGTCACGGCTACAGTACCAGTCACAGCTAACGCAGTTCCCGACCATGTAAGGTTGGCTGACGCGCCAAAGACACCACTGTTATTGAACTGGATCTGCGTGTTGGAGCCAGCCACAATGCCCGTACCGCCAGCGCCAGCCAGCAGAGTGACCACTCCCGCATTACTTTTGTAATACAGCTTGCCGTCAACAGTATTGATGGCTAACTCGCCAGCGACAAGGTTAGCCGCCAATGGAACAGCCGCCGCAGTCGTACTGTAGTACAGCGAGATAGGGGTAAAATTAGTTGCGGCCATTTAGAACGTACCTCCAAAGATTCCAGTTGTAGCAGTCACTGTTGTGAATGCCCCGGTAGTCGGGGTGGTAGCCCCAACGGTACCATTGATATTAATTGATGCCGTGCCGGTCAGGTTCGTAACCGTACCACTGCTTGGTGTGCCTAATGCGCCATCAAACACTACTAAAGCACCAGCAGAGCCTACGTTGACCGCTAAAGCAGTCGCCACACCGGTGCCCAAGCCAGTAATGGAGCCAACCGCTGGAGTCACCGTGGTATTACCCGCAAGGGTTAACTGACCCTGTGCATTGACTGTGAACGTACCCACTTGAGTAGCAGAGCCGTAAGCAGCGGCGGATACTGCCGTGTTGGTAATGCTAAACTGCGTACCCGTAAGGGTTAGCCCAGTGCCAGCGGTGTAAGAACCTACGCCAGCAAATTGGACCCAAGTGATGGGAGTTGTACCTAAAGTACCACCAGCGTTTGAAGTACAGACCCAGCCTGTATCGGCGTACAGAGTTCCTTGCTCGATGAAGGCGAACGCACCCGGCACCTCTGCCCACGAGTCCATGTCGATCGCACGAACCCACACACCCGCCGCTACTAAATAAATCCCATTGTCCTGACTTAACGTTTGGTCTTTAACCAAGCATCTATCGCCAGCAATCAGCGCCACGCCATCAATGGTCTGAGTACCCGACAGCGTAATATTCGTAGTAGTTGCTGCAACGCACGAAGCTTTAGGGTCCAACCCCTGGGCTACCGCATCTACATACTGCTTGGTCGTTAACTGCAATGCGGTGGTCGGGTCTTGAGTTACGGCAACCGATGTCAATCCACCCAAAGTCAGGCTGGAGCTACCCAAAGATATCGCGGTGGTTCCGACAGTTAGCGAGGAATTCGCGAGCTGCGCGTTGGTGATCGTTCCGGACAGGTCGGTGGTCGGAATGGTCGTCGAGGCAGTCATCGGGGATGTCCCGTTGCCGTAGACATACCCAGTAAGGGTCACCGCGCCCGTCCCGCCATTCGCAACGATCAAAGTACCCGCCAAAGTAACCGCACCGCTGGTCGGGGAAGTCGGAGTGAACCCCGTAGTACCCGCGCTGAATGTTGTTACACCCCCAGTGAGTGCGAACTGCCGCCAAATACCGCTCGAATACCCATCGAATGTATTTGTACTAGTATTAAACCGCATCTGACCATTCGCACCCACCGGCTGCTGGGCCGTAGTACCATTTGGAAGTGTTACAGCACCGGTTCCCGGGAAAGTCGCATCACTCGCCATCGCGATCGTGGGGTCTCCAGACCCATTTCCATTCGCTACGGTGATCTCGTTCGCCGTTCCATATATCTGTCGACCCGCTATAGTGGTTCCGTTGACCACCGCGAGCATTCCAGTACCCGAGGAATTGGCCAAAGCAAGTGCTAGACCACTTAAAGCGAACGTCGGATTACCCGCAATACCATCCCCATCGGTGATCGAGAGACCCGCACCGGAAGCCGTAAGAGTGCGGTTGACTATGGTAGTAGCCCCGGTCTTAACGAGAACCCCGGGAGATACTGTCTCTAGGCTCGCTGCGGCCCCGTTGAACTCCAGACGCAGGTAAGACTGCACTCCACCATCGGTCAGACCCAGTCCGGAACCAGTGGATAGGTATCGAGAGTTGGGCAATGTGGGTTCCTGGACCTTTGTCAGGAACGTCTGGTTCTGCGACGGTGACGCTGCAATCGCCGCAGTAGTCGTCCGTACCGTCTGCCCGTTCTGCACAATAGGTACAGATTCGGTCCCGGTAATTGTCCCGGCTGCTGGAAGCTGTGTGATGGTTAAGTTAGCCATTAGGGACTCAACGTTATGCTATCCAAATTACCATTGTTCTCGGGCGTCTGGGTATTTTGCTCGGGGGAGAGCACATAACCGCCGTATCCAGTGGCAATCAGATCGTTATCTTGAACAGCCACGGACACGTCCGGGCGCGGAAAGCGAATTGTAATGCGCTCAGTTGCCCTCGCTGGCAGTCGATATGGGTCTTTGTTGTCCGCGCACCCTTGGTCGCAAACCTGGAGACCTGGAACGTTGGGATCGGAACGCATCACTGAGTGCGCCCTTTTCATTTTGCAGCGATCGCATATCGCAATCGAGATCGTCGAATTGCCGATGGTGTCGAGGAAAATGCCCATACAGCCCCCTCTACGCCGTGTACACGCCAATTGCTGGCGCAAAGTAGATCGGGGACTTGTCGCGCTCTTCCTGCTCGGCAAGGTTTGTATACTCGTTAGCCTTCGCTTCCAAGTACTGGATGCGGTCGAGGGGTACATTGGGCATCTCCATCCCCATCCGATGCGAAAGCTGCATCAAAATCGCCTCGTACCACCGTTGCGGAATCTCGATCTCGTTGGTCAACGCCCCGATATCCATGACTTGGCGAGAATACCAGACGGTAAGCTGCACCAATGGATCGTTGGGAGTAGGCCAAAGCCACAATTGAGGCTGGGGGATCGTGCGGTTGAACCAGAACTGGAAGGGCTGGTTAGCGGTGAAATTCTTATTTGGCAGATTCGTGTAGTCATCGCGATTTAGACGCGACATCGAGATCTCGGTACTGTTGTTGCCCACGAAGAATTCGCGCAGCGCTAGCGTAGTACCGCCCGATGCTAGGATGCGGTAATACTCAACATTCTGGCCCGGGTTAATATCGTACCAGAGCCACTCGTTATCGGTGACCGTAGTCAGAGCAGCGCTCTCCAGATTCGACCAAGTAGTGCCATCCGTGCTGTACTGCAACGCGTAAGTCCAAACGGCGCTACCGCCACCGGAGACGTAGGGGAGGACGCCAATAGAACCCGCGTAGATGGGGTTGTCAGTACCGAAAGCAACAGCGATGTTACCATTCGCTGAGGTTTGCTGGCAGATTGTATCAACATCACCGTCGAACGCATTAGCGACATTCCCACCAGCCGACGAAGAATAAGCACCGCTTGGGCGGTCCAAAGTACGGTACAGCGCGTTGAGCACATCAATCGAGCCTTTGGGCAGCGAGTAGATGTAGTTGTTAGCCGTAACGCCGAACACCTTCTTGTCAATCGCCCAGTAATTGATGCCGATGTTGGACAGATTTGTGAGTAGAATAAATAGCGATTCACGGGCCGAAAGCTGCTGCTCCGAGGTCAATTCCTCGGCGAGTTTACCGCACCGACGAGCACCGTGGTCAATGAACGTTTGTACATTGAGGACTGTTTGGCCTACTGTGTTTGAATATGCCATCTTACCACCCTGGACAATTCCACCGTTGCATCGAAGCCCGTGATCGACTACCCTCCTCGGACTTTTTGGCTACCGGCCCCATCCTTGCGCAAAAAGAATCTTTCCGTGC